TCGACAAGCCGATCAATGACCGGATGGCTTCGACCGTGCGGCACAACCGAGCGCGGGGCAAGCACTCAGTCACGGGCATGGCTAGCATGATCTTCTCGATGCTAGAGAACGGGTGGTCTGACAGCGCCATCTGCGCCGAGCTTGGCCTGGAGGTAGACGAGCTTCTACGGCTCAAGCACGTGACCGGGTTCTCCAAGCTCTTTGAGGATGTCGAGTACCGCAAGTCCTGGGAAACCAAGCATCAGCAGATGTTCAAGAAGGAATGGCGGGAAGCTACCGGCGAGGAGACCCCGGTCTAGCCATGAGCGCAGAGAGGTACTACGACGACTCATACGAGCGGTTCCCTGTTGAGTACGGGGTACCGTGGGTCGAGTCCAAGACCAACAGCGTGATCCAGGTCTACGACTTCACGGTAGACCCTGTCCCGAGCTTCATGACTAGAGCTGACCTGCTTTACGTAGATCCGCCCTACAACATGAGCCACGTAACCGGGTTCGCTCACAAGGCGGGCAACGAGCCTACGACCGACAGCATGGATCGATTCCTGAACTGCCTGTTCGCGGCGGCGGGCGTGATCGCTCCGTCTGTCTTCTACTGCGAGATGGGCAAGCGTCACGCGCCTCGCGTGATCGAGCGTATGGAGCAGGCGTTTCCGTACGTCGAAGAGTGGCCGATCACCTACAACGGCAAGGTGGAAGCTCGCCTCATCAGAGGCGGCACCAGCCCTGTGCCGGACTCGGCCAGGTCATTCAGCGGAGTCGATGACAAGGACACGCCTGGGCTAGCCATCGAGATAGAGCGACCGGCTTGCGTAGGCGACCTCTGTCTCGGCAGAGGGCTAACCGCCGTCCACGCATTCAAGCGCGGCATCCCATTCGTAGGCACAGAGCTTGCGCGTAGACGCCTCGCCGTAACGGCACGAAAGATCGCGGAGCTAGGAGGCTCCTGGAACCGATGAAGGTAGAAGACCGTCCGATTGAGCAGGTCGTTCCGTATTGGCGCAATCCGCGCAACAACGAGAACGCGGTGAACAGCGTCATGGACTCTATCGAGAGGTACGGGTTCAACGTCCCTATCGTGGTGGACAGCAAGGGGGTCATCATCGCGGGTCACACGCGATACAAAGCCGCCGTCCGTCTGGAGATGAAGACAGTCCCGGTCTACGTCGCAGACCTCACCCCGCAGCTCGCCAAGGAGTACCGCATCGCGGACAACAAGAGCGGCGAGCTGGCGGCGTGGAACATGGACGCTCTCGTGGCTGAGCTGCGTGAGATCGAGGAGCTGGCCGAGCTTCAGACTCACTTCGGGAACATGGACCTCGACCGCCTGCTACACCAGGCGGCGTCCAAGCCGATCGCGTCCCAGGAGCAGATCCAGCAGACCGAAGAGCAGATGAACCAGCAGTACGAGGTTCTCTACAACGCCTCAATCGGCCACTTTCACGAGCTTATGTGTCCGTCGTGCGGCCACGAGTTCTACGTGGACAAGCGCGAGATCGCCCGTGTTCCTGGCCGACCGCTGCCGGGAGACGACGACGAGGAAGGCGCGGTCTAACCGCGACCTGATAGGGAGCAACCAAGGTGGCTGAGAAGGTGTCGCAGACGGCGTTCGCCAAGCTCGTAGGCGTATCCCGCCAACGGGTAGCGGCCCTCGTCAAACGCGGCACCATCACCCTGGACAAGGACGGTCGGATTGATCCTGACGAGGCTACTGCCGCGCTGCGGGCTAGCCTAGATCCGGCTCGCCCCTCTAAGATCCGGGACGGTGTAGACCCTCCTGGCGGCGACCCCCGACGCGAAGCGCCGACCGCTCCTGATCAGATCAACGGCACGCCCCAGACCCTCAACAGCGCCAAGACTGTCCTTGAGGTCTTCAGGGCCAAGAAGGCTAAGCTGGAGTATGAAGAAGCTGCTGGCCTACTTGTAGAGCGATCCGTAGTTGAGCGTGAGGCGTACGCCGAAGGCAGAGCGGTGCGCGATGCGTTCATGTCGCTCGGCGGTCGCCTGCGAGACAGGCTATCCATCGAAACAGATCCAGTAGCCATCCACCAGATCATCGACGCGGAGGTACGGCGAGTCCTGGTAGAGCTGGCCGAGGGAGCGCGGACGACCACTGGCGGCGACCTGGGGTACACCGGTGCTTGATTGGCGCACAAGCTACCGGGTAGGGCTGAAGCCGGAGAAGCCGCTGAGCGTGGGACAGTGGGCGGACCGTCACGCCTACCTGTCGCCTGAGTCCGCCGCCGACCCCGGTAAGTGGACATCGCTGCCCTACCAGCACGGGATCATGGATGCGTTCAGCGACCCATCTATCCGGGTCATTAGCTTCATGAAAAGTGCGCGTGTCGGCTACACCAAGTGCCTCAATCACATCATCGCCTACCACATGGCCGAGGCTCCTTGCCCGATCATGCTGGTTCAGCCGACCCTGGGTGACGCGCAGGGGTACAGTCGTAGCGAGCTTACGCCAATGCTGCGCGACACCCCGGCGTTGCGTGGCCTCGTCTCCGTGGACATGACCAAGGGAACGGGCAACACTATCCTGAACAAGGTGTTCCCTGGAGGGAACCTCATCCTGGTCGGAGCCAACAGCGCGGCAGGCTTCCGTCGTCACTCGATCCGGGTGCTGCTGTTTGACGAGGTAGATGGCTACCCTCCGACCGCCGGAGCTGAGGGCGACCAGATCCAGCTCGGTATCCGGCGTACCGAGTACTACTGGAACCGCAAGATCGCTATCGGAGGTACGCCCACAATCAAGGGCATCAGCCGGGTTGAGGCGTGGTTCCTTGAGGGCGACCAGCGGTACTACTTCGTGCCGTGTCCGGAGTGCCATGAGAAGCAGATCCTCCGGTGGTCGAACATGAAGTGGACGGACGACGACCCGGCGACCACCAGGTACTGCTGCGAGCACTGCGGCGCGCTCATCCCGCACAACAAGAAGCGGTGGATGGTAGAGAACGGCGAGTGGCGGGCCACGAATCCCGATGCGCCGAGCGACCATGCCAGCTTCCATATCTGGGCTGGATACAGCTACTCGCCCAACTCCACCTGGGAGAACTTGGTCAAGGAGTACCTGTCCGTGCGCAAGAACCCGGAGACGCTGCGCACCTTCTACAACACGGTGCTGGGAGAGACCTGGGAAGACCTAGCGGCTGAGGCCGTGGAGCCCAGGACTCTGCGCGCTCGTTGCGAGCCTTACAGCATCGAGGAGGTGCCCGACAAGGTGCTGGCCGTCACCGCCGGAGTCGACGTACAGGGCGACCGCCTGGAGGTCGAGGTACTCGGCACCGGGGTCGACGAGGAGTCGTGGTCTATCGACTATGTAATCATCCAGGGCGACCCCGGACTCCCGCAGGTCTGGAAGGATCTAGACCTGCTTTTCGATAGGGAATACACCACCGACAAGGGCCGCCCGCTCCGCGTCAACGCGGCCTGTGTAGACTCCGGTGGTCTGCACACTCAAGCGGTCTACGACTACTGCCGCAAGCGGCAGGGTAGACGGATCTTCGCGATCAAGGGGTCTAGCGTTGCTGGCCAGCCTATCGCGGGTGTGCCGAGGCGGATCAAGAAACAGAACGTCAGCCTGGTGTCCGTAGGAACGGACTCCGCCAAGGATCTTGTATTCGCTCGCCTGAAGATCGAGGAGCCGGGGCCGGGGTATTGCCACTTCCCTGACCGGTACGACGAGGAGTACTTCGAGCAGCTTACCGCCGAGCGACCGCTTACAGAGTATAAGAACTCGATTCCGCGGCGCGTGTGGCGAAAGGTGAAAGCGCGCAACGAGGCGCTGGACTGCCGGGTGTACGCGCTGGCGGCCTTGCGCCTGCTGCGCCCCAACTTCGCTACCTTGGCCGCTAAGGCGGGTGTAGCGCAGCCTACGGCTCCGAAGTTCCAGGAGCGGGGCGACACCGCCGGATTGGATGCGCTCGCTAGGGGCGACGGAAAGCAGCGTAGGCGGCCAACGACAGCGCGAAGAAAGAGTTGGCTGAACCCTTGAACCGGACGCCTCCTTGGGGTTCGATGGGTGGGTGAGCTACACCGTCCCTACGTCGATCCCCGAGCGCCTGGTCGCCGGGGACACCTGGACATGGAAAGACTCCTTCTCGGACTTTCCCAACAGCTCATGGACTCTCACCACAGAGGTCGTCGGCAGCTCGACTGATCTTGGCACATTCACGGCCTCGGCGTCAGGATCCCAGTTCTTGACCACGGTCGCTCCAGCCACTACCGCTAGTTGGGCTGCTGGCGATTACTCGTATCAGCAGATCATCACCAACGACACCACGGGCGAGCGTCACGTGGTTGCTGAGGGATGGCTGACTGTCGTAGCTGACCTGGCTACCGCGACCTCGCACGATGGGAGATCCCACACCAAGATCGTCCTGGACGCGCTTGAGGCGACGATCCAGGGCAAGGCCTCCAAGGACCAGCTCAGTTACAGCATCGCTGGCCGATCCCTCATGCGGATGAGCGCGAACGAGCTGATCACCTGGGAGGAGCGGTACCGGGCTAGGTGGGCACAAGAGCTAGCGGAGCTACGGCGTTCCAAGGGACTGTCCGGGCCGTCCAAGATCAGAACGAGGTTCAGCTGATGAAGTTCGGACCCATTGAAATCCGGTTCAACAGGAACGGCGCTGAGGCTACTGAGGCCGTTCGCCCGGTACGCAGGCGCGGCCCTAGGTTTCACGGACGAGCCTTCGGTAGTACGTCAAGCAGCAACCTCTACCAAGGGTTCAAGGGAACCTCCGCGTCTATCAACGAGGATCTGATCAACGGCCTGCGCACCCTGCGGTACCGCAGCAGGCAGCTGTGCCAGGACAACGACTATGCCTGTAAGTTCCTCAACCTAGTTTCCGCCAACATCGTCGGGAACCAGGGCATCCGACTTCAGAGCTTGGCTACAGGACGAGCCGGAGAGCCTGATGAGGATGCCCGCACAGGGATTGAGGAAGCGTGGAGCAGGTGGGGTAAGAGGGGAGTCTGTGATGTGACGGGCAGGCTGTCGTGGCTTGACGTCCAGCGGTTGGTAGCAGAGACCCTCGGGAGGGACGGCGAGGTACTCGTCGTGCACCACGAAGGCTACGACAATGAGTTCGGATACGCGCTCCAGGTGCTTGAGTGCGACAGGCTCAATGAGACGCTGAATGTTCGCCTGGATAACGGCAACCGGATCATCATGGGCGTTGAACACGACCAGTTCGGCAAGCCGGTCGCGTACCACCTGATGACCAACCACCCGGGCGACGGCGCGTGGCAGCACCGCAACTACTGGTATGACCGGTACGAGGCTTCGCGCATTCTCCATATCTTCGTCGTCAAGCGGCCCGAGCAGTGCCGTGGGTACCCGTGGCTCACCTCAGCCATGCTGAGGCTCGATATGCTCCACGGCTACGAGGAAGCCGAGTGGACGGCGGCGCGGGTGGCAGCCTGCAAGATGGGCGTGGTCAAGACCCCGAGCGGCGACGAGTTCACGGGTGACGCGGTAGACACCGACGGAGCCCTGATCGATGACCTGGAGCCTGGCTCGTGGAGGCAGCTCCCTGAGGGCCAGGACTTCGATATGTTCGATCCGACGCACCCGAATACGGCCTATTCGGACTTCATCAAGGGTGTGCTGCGCGGCGCGGCTGCCGGAATGAATGTGTCGTATAACGGCCTCGCCAATGACCTAGAAGGCGTGAACTTCAGCAGCATCCGGGCGGGGGTGCTCGACGAGCGCGACCAATGGCGCGTGCTCCAGTCATTCGTGAGTGAGGCATTGTGTGACCGGGTCTTCCGGGTTTGGCTCGGTCACGCTCTCACTAGCGGCGGCCTGGTCCTTCCGCCAGCCGTTGACCATGTAACCGATGCGAAGTGGGTGGCTCGGGGGTGGCCCTGGGTCGACCCGGTCCGCGATATCGACGCTGCGGCTCGCGGCATCGAGCTAGGCATCTCCACGCGAACCGACGCTGCGGCAGCGCAGGGGCGCGACTTCAACGACATCGTCAAGAGGCTACAAGAAGAAGAAAAAATCCTTGTAGAGGCTGGCCTCAAACCCGACAACACGATGGCTCCGAGTCCTGAGGATGAGTCCCCTGACGAGGAGCCTGACGAAGACGACGCAGAGGACGATCCGCAAGATGAATCCTGAGGCAGACCAAGGCACGATGGAGCTGTTCCACCGGACTTTCCGGTTCGACAGATCCTCTCTGGACGAGGATGAGCGAACGGTATCGCTCGCCTTCAGTAGCGAGGAGCCTGCCGAACAATGGTTCGGTATGGAGATCCTCAGCCACAAGCGGAGTCACGTCAACATGACGAGGCTCAAGAACGGCGCTCCGCTCCTGTTCAACCACAACGCCTACGATCAGATCGGTGTTGTGCTGAACGCCAGGATCGAAGACAAGGTCGGTCGGGCCACGGTGAAGTTCAGCCGTAGCGCGAAGGCCGAGGAGATCTTCCAGGACATCAAGGACGGCATCCGAGGCAAGGCTAGCGTCGGGTACACCATCCAGGATGCCGTCACTGAGCGGGAGGCTGACCCCTCCAGAAACCAGCTCGCCCTGAAGCGAGTGACCGCGTGGACTCCCCACGAAATCTCCATCGTCAGCATCCCAGCTGACGACACCGTAGGCGTAGGCAGGAACTTTGATTTCCAGGCGCCTGACGATGACAACGACCCCAATAACGGCATCACCACAAGAGGACAACAGATGCGCCCTGACCAAGATCCCGCTCCGTCGACTCCGGTGGAGCCGCAAGCCACCCCGACGGTGGACACCAGCCAAGCTGTGGAGGACGCGCTCAAGGCGGAACGCCAGCGCATGGCCACTATCCACACGCTCGGAACCCAGCACCGGCAGAGTGACCTCGCTTCGCGAGCCATCTCCGAGAACTGGAGCGTCGAGAAGTTCCAGTCGGAGCTGCTCACCAGCATTCACGCATCGCGCGGCGCGACGGCTAGTTCCAAGGCTCGCCCGGTCGGAGACCTTGAACTCGGGATGGACCCCAAGGAGGCGCGTCGGTTCAACATCGTCCGTGCGCTCCGCTACCTCGCCAACCCGAACGACCGCCGTAGCCGTGAAGAGGCTGCGTTCGAAATCGAGGCCAGCGATGCTTTCGCGGCCAAGCGCGGCAAGGAGCCGCAGGGTCTGCTGGTTCCGCCCGACGTCATGAAGCGCGACCTGACGGTCGGCACCTTCGGCAGCGGCGGTGCGACCGTCGCCCCGGACTACCGCACCATGATCGAGAAGCTGGACAACTCCAGCCTCGTTCTTCAGCGCGGTACGGTCGTTCGCGACCTCGCCGGTCCCGTGACCTTCCCTCGCCAGACCACCGGCGGCACGGCCTACTGGGTCGCTGAGAGCGGGACTCTGACTGAGTCCACTCAGGCGTTCGACCAGGTGACTCTGGTGCCGAAGACCGTCGGCGCGTACACCGAACTCAGCCGGAAGATCCTGCTCCAGTCGAGCATCGACATCCAGGCGTTCGTGGAGTCCGATCTGATGAAGCGGATCGGCCTCGCGACTGACCTCGCCGCCATCAACGGAAGCGGGTCCGACAACGAGCCTGAGGGCATCCTGAACACCACCGGGGTCGGGACCTTCGGCGGTGACACCAACGGCAAGGTCCTGGACTGGGGCGACCTGGTCGATGCGATCACCGAGGTCAGCCAGGACAACGCTCTGGCTGGCGACCTCGCCTGGGTCATGAACGCGCAGACCATCGGCAAGCTGCGTCAGACCCTCATCACCGCGACCTACGGCGAGAGGCACCTGTACGACACCGGTACTCTCCTGGAGTATCCGGTTCTCATGTCGAACCAGCTGCCCAGCAATCTTGAAAAGGGCGGCTCGGGCGCGACCCTGTCGGCGGTCATCTTCGGGGACTGGTCGAGCCTGCTGGTCGGTATGTGGTCGGGCATGGATCTCCTGGTCGACCCCTACAGCAACAGCACCTCGGGCCTCGTCCGGGTGACTGTGTTCCAGGACATGGACATCGCCGTGCGCCACGCGGAGTCCTTCTCCATCGCCAACGACGTGATCACGGCGTAGAAGGCGGCTAGCTGACTCCTGTGGGATTCCTCCTACAGGAGTTGGCGGCGGCGAGGAATGCCATGACCAAGATCAAGATTCTACGGCGCACCATCTGCGGTCGTGCCGTCGTGACCCCGGGCAAGATCCTGGAAGTACCTGACGCCACCGCACGACGCCTGGTGGCGATGCGTAAGGCTGAGCTGCACCATGAAGCCCAGCCAGTTGTTGAAGAAGCCGCGCAACCCAAGGCTACTCGACGATACACCAAGAAGACGAAGGCCTCCGAAACCGAGGCAGGAGAAGAAGCATGAACGTCCAATCATGGGGCGGCGCGGTCACTCTGATCGACCTCGCGAACGCCGACACTTACGGCTCGGGGGCCAGCACCGAATCCGGCGTTGACATCTCGGGTCTCACCGGGCAGATCCTCATCGTTCTGTCCACCACCAACGCCGCTGGCTCCTCGCCCACCCTTGACGTCAAGATCCAGGAGTCTGCGGACAACTCGACTTGGTCCGACATCACCGGGGCCGCGTTTGACCAGGTGACCACCTCCAATGACGATGATCAGTTCTCCCTGACCATCTCGGCTGACGCCGCCTCGCAGTACATCCGCGCACATCTCACGGTCGGCGGTACCAGCACCCCGACCTTCGAGGCTTCGGTCACGGGCATCGGGTTCGACAAGTACCCGTCCTAACCTTCCGACACATGGCTTTCACCGAAGATCACTCCGAGTTCTTGGTAGAGGACGACTTCGCCGTCCCTGCCTCGGTCGGAGGATCTTCGGTGTCTGTCGTGTTCGACCACGGTTACGTCGAAGTAGCAGGCGTCCAGGGCGAGTTCCCCGTCGTGCTTGGCGACGACGATGATCTGAGTTCAGTTTCGGTGGGCGATGCGCTCATCGTGAATGACACCTCCTACACCGTCCGCGTACTTCAGCCTGACGGTACTGGCATGAAAACCCTGGTTCTTGAGGAAGTCGTCGGCGGCGGCACTCCATCGCTAGGCGACACGCGGACGACCGAAGCTGGGGATCAGCGTGTGACTGAGAGCGGACTTGTGCGGATCACGGGCTAATGGTTAACAAGAAGATCACCGATCTTGACGCAATCAGCTCAGAAGCCGATACCGACTTGCTTGAGATCGTCGGCAGTGTCGCTACTACGCCCGCGTCGTATAAGACCAGCCGCCTTAGCCTGTTCAACCACTGGGCTACCTACGGCGAGATCTACGTCCACAACGGGAGTACGACACAGACAAGTATTGGTACGAGCTACGTGGCAGTAACCGGGTTCGCAACCAACGGCGAGTCGAGCAATACTACGCCCACCGTAGCCAGCGACAAGATCGCGCTGACCCGTACCGGTGTCTACCGCGTGACCTTTCAGGTGTCGTTCAGCGGATCGCCCAGCACCACCTTCGTCTTTGCGCCGCATCTAGACGGAACGGAGATTCAGTCCTGCGCCAACCAGCGCAGGATGAACAGCGGAGGAGCTACCGGTTCATGCGGAGCCACGGGATGCTTTGAAGTCACAGCAGCCGGTGATCTCGATCTCCGCGTCAAAGCTGATGACACCGACAAAAACATCGTCCTCACTTACGGCCAGCTCTACGTCGAGCGGATCAAGGGGTCGTGACGCATCCCAGGAATACCGTGCGTGACTCTGCGGTTACGGCCCTCACCGGGCTGGCCACTACTGGGAGTAATGTGTTCGCGTCTTCGGTCTACCCTCTGTCTGACGGCAGCCTCCCGTGCCTGAAGGTCTACACCCGGTCGGACAGCTTCGGGGCGATGGAGCGCGAGTACGTCAGCGTGACGGGCACCTGGGGCGGCTATGCGCGGGAGATCGAGCTAGTCGTCGAGGCGCACGTAAAGGTAGTGACCGACTTCGACGATACGCTGGATACCATCTGCGAGGAAGTCGAGGCGGCGCTAGAAGCCAAATCCGCCTGGACCGCCAACGTCGGTCAGGTAACTTACGGCGGCACTACAATCGAGTACCTGGACGAAGCTGAGCTACGTCAGGGAGTCGCAACCATCGTCTACCAAATCGGCTGGTTTCCCAGCCTGACCTAATGAGAATCAAGAACACCAGCACCCTAAAGGCTGCGGTTCGGTTGCCTCGGATTGGAACTGTACCGTACCTCGGAGAGATCGACCTGCCCGATGAGCTGGCGAAGTCGCTGGTCGCTGACGGCAGGTTTACCCCGGTCGAAAGCCCGGGCGATGCCGCCGCCAAGAAGAAGTCCGTAAAGAGCGAGGAGAAGACCAATGACTGATTTCGTTGACCGTCGCGTTGGCATTGGGGGGTTCATTGGCTGGGGGGAGGAGAGTAGCTTTGGATCGGCCACCAGCGCCAGCCACTACCTTCAGATCGCTCCGGGCGATGAGACCTTCCAGCTCGATCAAGAGTTCCTGGAGGCCTCCCACACGGTCGAGCGAGGGGTCGACACCGCCGATGTCGTGAAGGGGATGAAGGCCGTCTCGGGCACCTGGTCGCATGACCTCCGGTACGGCGGCGGCTGGGGCCTTCTCCTGGAGCACCTGCTGTTCGATGAGTCAGCCGATGCTGGGGCCGGTCCCTACACCCATACGCTCAGCGTGGGCGATTACGCCTCCGGTATGGCGGGCAAGGGGCTGTCCTTCATCGTCGCTAGGGACGGCCTACTGGTTAGCGGGTCCGACGTAGCGGATCGGTACTACGGCTGCCGTCCGACCGCCTGCACGATCACCTGCGAAGACAACGCCATCGCGCGAGCTGAGTGGACGCTGATCGGAGCGGGTCACGACACCCTCGCCATCCCTACTCCGTCCTACCCCACGGACAACTTCATCAAGGCTCCGAGCGATGCGAGCAGCCCCACTGCCGGGTTCAAGTACGGCACCGACGCCAGCGAGGACACCTACCCGTGTCGCCGCTGGAGCGTGACCATCTCCCAGGGGTGGGATCCGGTCAGGGTGCTACAAGCTCCGGAGATGTCCGAGCCCACGCTCGCAGGCCGCCTGGAGGTGACGATCAGCGCGGAAGTGCTGTTCCAGGGTACTGGCGCTAGCGGGGATGCCTTCACGACGAACTACCGGGCAGGCACTCCCAAGAGCTTGATCCTGACGCTGGAGGGTCCGACGGCAGCTAGCGAAAGCCTGGTCCTGGACTTCCCCAACGTCCGGCTGACCTCACCGCCGGATCCCCACATGACCGAAACCGGAGCGATTTACCAGAGCTTGGAGTTCAAGGCCTACCGCTCCGGCGCTACGATGGAAGGGACGATGACCCTGACCAACAGCGATGCTACCATCGGCTAAGCCATGACTCAAAACCCGGAAAAGACCCCCTCCGCTACCGCTGCAATCACCATTGGCGACAAGGAGTATCGCTTCGCGTCGCCTACCGTCTGGGACTCGGTGCTGTTCCGCAAGCACTTCGGGCGCAACATCGAAGCCCTGGGAATGGAGGCTGCGGCGGTAGACGCTTTGCCGGAAAGTGAGCGTGAAGCTCACCAGGCTTTCCAGCAAGAAGGGATGCTCTGGCTCGTCTGGAGGTGCGCCGTCGCAGGCGGCTCAGACTTGTCCGAGGAAGACTTCTGGAGCGGCATCGCTATTACCGACATGGGTCGCGTGATCGAGGTCGCCGCAGGTTTTTTCGGCGGTACTCCCGCGTAAGGGATGTCGCGCTACTCACTCGATTCGGGTTCGGTCGTTCTGACTTGATGGAGATGCCAGCGGACGAGGGTCACGCTCTCGTCGGCATCCTTAAATGGGAGGAAAGCGACCGGCTACGAAAAGCCCTCAAGACGGCCCAACCCGTAGTCAACATCGCTGACCTCCTCTGATGGCATCGTCAAGATACGAACACCGGATCGACCTCGTCGGACGTGACCGCGTAAGCGGAGCGTTCGGCAGCGCGCGCAGCGCAGCCAAGAAGTTTGGCACGGCTACTCGCGATACCCTGCTTACGATCAACCAGGGTATCGGCGTACTCCAGGCGTTCGGCTCGGCGGTACAGAACTGGGTAGTCGCTCCGATTAGTAAATCTATTGAGGCGTTTGCTTCATTTGAAATGGCGATGGCCGAGGTATGGACCATCGTCGATACCAATCGTGAAGGGTTTGAGAAGCTGGGTCGTGAAGTCGATCAGTTCGCCCGCAAGTACGGCGCGGACGCTATCGACACGGCCAAGGCGATGTATCAGACCTTCAGCGCGGGCAACACCGAAGCCGCTGACGCGACGAAGGTTCTTGAGGCGTCGATCAGATTTGCCAAGGTCGCACTGGTAGACACCTCAACGGCGGTCGACCTGATCACGACGATCATGAACGCCTATGGGTTCAGCGCGGATGAGGCCGTAGAGGTCTCGGACAAGCTGTTCTCCACGATCAAGCAGGGCAAGACCACAGGCGAGGAGCTGGCGAAGTCCTATGGTCGCGTGGCTGCGATGGCGGCCAACGCCGGGATCAGCTTCGATGACCTGAGCGCAGCGGTGGCCAAGCTGACGCTCGGCGGCGTGAAGACCGCTGAGGCCATGACCGCCGTGAACGGCATTATCGCGGCGATCATCAAGCCCTCAGGCACGGCTAAGGATGCCATCGCCAACCTCAACCTCCAGTTCTTCAATGAAGACGTCCTGAGGGATCGCGGCGGCATCTTCAAGATCCTGGACGAGCTGTCCGCTCTATCCCAGGAAAGCATTGGTACGCTGTCTACGGTCATCCCTAACCTTGAGGGACTCAAGGCCGCTCTAGGCATCCAGACTGGCAAGCAGAGCGTAAGTGATCTGCTAAGAGGAGTAGCCGAGTCCTCTGGCCTGGTCGAGGAAGGCCTGGAGAAGATGATGTCTACGCTCCAATGGAAGCTAGATATCGTCAACTCAGAGTATGATTCGATGGCCCGCAAGGTCGGAGAGGTCATCGGCGGCAACGAGGACTTCGTTGAGGCGATTAACACCGTCAGCGAAGGGGTCGCGATTTTCGCAGACACGCTCGTAGCGTCCAAGAACGATCTTAGGCGCCTGGACACGGGCCTCACGGACGCCGCTAAGGCGGGGCTGCCTATCTTTGTCGAGATGCTCGCCTACATGGTAGACACGCTCTCCGGCGGAACCGGCCTTTCGTTCGCGTTGAACTTCGTCACCAACGCGTTCAAGATTTTCGCTAATCAGGTCTCCATTTCCGCGGATCGTATCGTCTGGTTCTCTTACCAGATTGCCAAAGCAAAGGCGTGGCTAGCTGAGGATGACGCCCTCATGGCAGCCTGGGATCAGATCATCGATGATCTGAACACTAAAATCAGCAAGGCTGTCAGAGAAACTGAGAGGCTGATGAAGACCGGGTGGGAGCCTGAGGTCAACATCGATCTGAAGAAGGTCTCGGCAAATATGCGCCAGGCGGCGCACAATATGCGGGCAGCCTTCCGCAATGAGGCCAAAGATATTCTTGTGCTGCCGGAAGGCGACAACCTTGAGAATCTAAATGAAGCCCTGGGTAAGCCTCACGAGGAGGCGGCAGAGAAGGTTACTTATATCTGGGCTAAGTTCTGGGCTGACGAGATCGACAAGATGGGGCCTATCGGCGCTGAGATGGGAGGCGCGCTGTCTGCGGAAATCAGCGGCGCACTGGTAGACCAATCGAAGGACTGGGAGGACGCATTCGTTGGCTTCGGTGATCGGGCTAAGCAGATCTTCCTTGACCAGATCCTTGAACCGATCCTCGGCGCGGGCGGGGCAATCAACGACTTGTTCACCGCCGTTCTGACCCCGATGAGGGCCATCGGCGGCGCGATCAATGACTACATCTTCCGCCCGCTAGTCGACAACATCCTCAGCTTCTTCGGGATCAAGAAAGCCCTGGAGAAGGCGGCTCAAGCTGAATCGGCGGCGACCCAGGCTGCGGGTGTTGCGAATACGATCGCACAGAACCAAGCCGTGGTGTCGGCTGCCATGCCGGGACTCACGGCGGCGGCAACCGCCTCAGCCATCGCATCGTTCGGGTCAACGCTGTCATTCGGGCCTATGGCTGTCGGGGCCATTACGGCTGCCGTCGCGCAGGGCGCAGGCGTAGCCGCTACCGCCAACGCCACCGGAGCAGCCAACGCGGCGATCCCCGGCATGGCGGATGGCGGGCGTGTTACCTCGCGCGGCATCTTTGAGGTAGGCGAGCGCGGCAGCGAGCTGATCATTCCGGAGACTCGCCCGGTCCGCGCACGATCCCTGCTGTCTGACCTGGCTCGCCGGAACCCGGCACTTATGGGTTCGGCGCAGCCTGAGTCCGGCCATACCTTCAACATCTCGGTAAACTCGGTGGGCGCAGACGCTACCGACCTAGCGGAGCAGATCGCGCAGCAAGTCAGCGAAATCATCGGAGCCAATACCTACCTCTAGCCATGACTTACAGCCCTCAGTGGAACGGCTACGCCCTGCACAGCGGCAGCACCCAGACCTTGAACTGGAAGGACTACGGCGGCATCGAGGTCAAGACCAAGTCCTTGCTGCGGGGTGGCTCAGGGGTCGTGCGCAACACGCTGGAGGGCCGCGAGATCACGATCACCGGGATCATCCGCTCGGACACTCCGACCAACGCCACGAACCTCCTCGACCTGCTAATGAAGAACCTTCACGTGCCAGGCGTAGGTGTTCTCCGCATTAGCGACGACCGGTATATCGACGCTTACGCCGATACGGGCAGCATCACGGCTACCGAAGGAACGGACGGAACCTCCGTCCTGTGGTCGTGTAAGTTCATCGCCACATCCCCGTACTGGCGAGGCAGCGCGCTCCAGACCTCGACCGAGGTGAACAGCAGCAGCAACGTCGGCCCAGACACGATCTCTTACCAGGGTAAGGCTCCGTCGCTGCCGGACTGGAGATTCACCGCGCTGAGCGGCGCGTCCTACACGGACATGAGCCTGATTGTCCGCAACAGCACGACGAGCGAGGAGTTCCGGCTGTTCCAGTTCTCAATGGCCGCAGGAGATGTGATGGAGATCGACTCGTCCACAGGCGAGATCTACTTCACCGGCACTCCTTCTTCCGGCGCTGCGGTGCCCAAGAGAGTAGACGGGCAGTTCTGGGAGCTGCCCAACGGGAACAGCGACATCTACTACGAGCCTACCACTACGGACTCGCTGCTCCAGATGACCTGCCGCTATTACGAGCGGTTCCACAATGTAGGCGAGCATGACCTGTAATGGCTAACATCAGGCTCGTCATTGATGCTCCGGTGCGCGATCTGTGGACCGACGCCTCGCGCAAGGTTCTACTCTCCACCTCAGCGGGCCTGATGGATCTGGAGTTCAACTACCGTGTAGCGGCTGGCGGCGTGTGGGGCGGGTCCGCGAAGATCATCTTGACGGAGAACGGCGAGGCCTGGAGGCGTCTGGTAGAAGGCGGGGCTGCGGGCGTAGCCTGGATCTACCACGACCGCGATCTGGATGATTGCACGGCCTTCGACGACGCGACAGATCTCCTGTGGTTCGGCGTAGTGGACTCGGCCACGGCTGAGCGTGGAGGCGACATCGTTACGCTCAGGCTGCGCGGGGCCGGGGAGTTCCTCAAGGACTTCCGGTACACCGGGGTTCACGAGGGAGAAACCATCGGATCAATCGCCAGCACCGTCGCTCAGTCCATGATCGACGCGGGCGACACACCGGTAAAGAGCAAGGACATCGACACCCTCGGAGCGTCGTCGCGCAAGGTCTCCGTCGAGTTCAAGGACGAGCCGATCAACAAGGTCATGAAGGCACTGGTCGAGCTGGCTGGCGGCGAGTCATTTTTCAGCTACGGAGTCAAGCCCGCAGCAACCGCGTCTAGCTACGGCACGCTCTACTTCAAAGCCTGGACCGGGCATCTGTGGGAAAAGAGCGGCAGCGCGGACCGTGCGATAGCTAGCGTAGACAAGAGCCAGCTAATCTCGCACACCATCGATTCAAGCGCCTCGGGGGTCTTCAACGACATCAAGGTCGTAGGGGAGGAGATCGAAGGCGACCCCGCCGACACCTCCCGGGTGTTCTACACGGGGACGGCGGCCAGCGAAGAATCCATCGCGCTCTACGGTAGGCGCAAAAAGACGGTAAGCGAGTCCGGTCTGAGGAATGACGGGCAATGTCTGATTGCGGCGGCATCGAAGGCTCGCGCACTCTGCTCACGAGAGCTGAAGGTCAAGACTACCCTGTTCGACTCCTTGTCGGGACTCGTGACCGCGAACGAGGGAGGCACGCTAAAGTACTACAGCCCGCTGTATTACCTGAAGAACGGCGGCAAGCTGCTGGTCGTGCGGGACAAGCCCAAGGACTACAGGGCTTGGGGCGATTCCAAGTCAATCTACGCAGCCACGCGGAACGCTACTACTGCCAGGTACTCGGTGATCGACACGGGCAACGGGCCTACGGGCGCAGACATCGTGAACTTTGATCCGCATACGATGTCGTCCACCTCGGACAGGAGGCTCGTGGAGTGGACCCGCCGACAGGTAAGCACAACCGCTACCAGCAGTCCGGCCACGCTGTACATCGGGGAGGTGGAGAACAGGCTAAGCATCGCGTGGTACGCGAGCGGAGGTGCCTGGAAGCTACTAATCGCTAAGCGCGACAACACCGGCACCTGGGGTCCGGCGGCTGTCTCCGCTGGCACGGTGACGACCGCTAAGATCCAGGCTGAGCATACGGTCGCTCTGGAATACTACTGGGTCAGCTCCGGCACGATCCAGGTAGCCGGTCACTTCAGCGACGGGACAACCGTGACCACGATGATCGCAGGCACGAACATCTCGCTCTCCACCCTCTACAGCACGGGTAGCACCGATAAGATCGTCCTCAACGGACTAGCCCTCAACGCGGGCGTAGCGCCTGCTGGCGACGCCTCGTCAGCGGATTACTCCCAAGTCCTGGTGTGGAAGTCCTGGAGCGGAACCACCGCGTCTTTCCTGGGCGGACACCAGAACACGACCCCTCCGTTCAAGCGGTACGGAGGTCTAGTCTTGATGACCAACGCTGGCCTGCGCGACTCCAACGACGCGGCGTTCGTGCGGTACGCTTTCGGCAACGGCACACTTGACGGCGAGTACGCCTGGACGACCAGTGCGGTTAGCTCGGAGTCCGAGTTCCAGGACGACAGCGCGGACTTCACCCGGCGCAACTACGACTACCAGCTGGGTACGCGGGTCAACCAGCGAGCCCTCGGGACGCACCTTGAGGTATACCCGGAGAAGATCAAGGTCACGCACAACGGCAGTACCGCACCGCTGCTCGTCGAGGTCCAGGGGTTCGGCGGCCTCATGTCCGCTTCGGAGGCCATCGAAGAAGTGAATGACCGCGTCACCGAAGCCTCCAAGAACGCGGAGAAGGGGAGCAAGTAATGGCCGACAACTCAAGCGATTACCCCACGGCGGTCGATCCCACCCCGGAGACGCTGGTCGATGAAGTCGATTGGCTGACCGCTGATGCTCTCACCGCTACGATCAACTCAATCGTAGCGGTAGAGACTGCGCTAGGCACTGACCCCGCCGACTTCACCGCTGGCGGCGGCCCAGACTACGGATCGGTAGGCGCGTTCCTACACGCATTCGCTCGGGTCGAGGTCGGTGAAGAGACGACCACGGATGCCGCAGGTGGGTTCCGGGTCGACTTCACTAGCGGCAGATTCACCGCGCCTCCGTTTGTCTTCTGCCAAGTAGTCCTCGACTCGGAGCCTGGGCCTTACAACAGGTTCTTCGCCAAGCGAATCACCAAGGACGGGTTCACGCTAGGCAGCCGTCATGACACGAGAACCAACGCTTCGGGTAAGGTGGTCCAGTGGATTGCGGTCCAGCCTCCGTTCGGGTTTGAGCGGTCCACCGAGGAAGACGAGAACTGATGGCTAGCAGCTACCCTTCCCTGCTTGATGTGTTCATGCGACTGGCGGACGAGTTCGACCGCCTGACGGCGACTCAGCTCAACGCCATGCTGGACGCTCCGTCCAAGATTCAGGCCGAGCTGGGGGCGGATCCGTACACCTTCACCGGGACGATCTGGCAGAGCTACAGCGACGTGGCGGACGTGGTCGAGAGGATCTCCCGGATGGAGGCCGGGGAGTTCGAGGTTGAGCTGCCCAGCGATGACCCGGTTTACGTCGAGTTCAAGAACCCGAGCAGATTCACCGAGGCCGGGGACATGATCATTCTGATCCAGGTCGACCGACCTGGAAAGTCTCGGAAAGTCTGGGATAACTGGGATGAATCCGTTGAGTTGGTACCTGCCTCCGGCTCGCCTACAGGGTTCAACTACCACCGAAAGGGGCTGACGAATGAGTCCAATAACGGCAAGTCTTTTACGGTAAGATACCTGGCGATTGAGGATGACCTGTGAGTTACGGAAGCAGCTACCCTAGCGCGACTGACTCGTTCGCTACGATCAGCGAAAGTACCAGCGCGTTCACGGCTAACACCCTCAATGAGATCGCGTCAGCCATTGATGCGGTCCAGGCTCAGCTCGGGCCTCATCCGAGCAACCTGACCTCTACGGGGCTCACGTCGCTGGGGTACACCACGGACTTCGGTACGGTGGCCGCGATGCTCCAGGCGTTCATTCGGTGGGAGATCGGGGAGATCGTCTTCTCCGGGTCCAATAACAGCACTACCGGAACCTTCGTGGCTACCGGCGGCACCACCCGGTTCTCGTCGGCTCCCAAGGTGTTCCTCATGCCGGAGAACTTCGCGGCTGAGCTCAACGGAAACAACACATACACTGTTGGGTCGATCACCACTACGGGGTTCAACGCCTGGAGAAATCAGTCTAGCGGCAACTACAACACAGGCTCCATCACTATCAAGTTCTTCGCCATCCAATGGCCTGCATAGGGGGGTATCCGTGACCTTGGATCAGGACGACATTGAAAGAATCGCGCATTCGATCAGAGAGAACTCGATGGGCCTCAGCACTCTCGCTAAGTGGATTCTAGGCGTAACTGGCGGCGTGCTGACTGTTGTTTTCACGGGTCAGTCCATTACGCTGTCTGGCATGAAAACTGATGTCGCGCTGCTGCAGCGGGACGTGACCAATCTGACGAAGGCCATCGAGAGTAGGATGGGAGACAGCTTTACGACCGGCGACGCGAGCGCCATGAGCGAACTGTTTGAGCTGAGAATTGCGGCCCTCGTAGAAGCCGACCTGCGGCTACAGGACAGAGTGAAAGCCCTGGAGGATCGAACCGAAAATGAATAAGTCCATCCCTGACTTCGTGTTCCGCCACAAGAAGAAGGTTCTAACCCTACTGGTGACGCTGTGCGTGGCGCTCTGGCGGGCCTGCTCCTGACTCTGGGAGGCTGCTCGGCAGCCGAAGTGCTGGACACGACGCACTCGGCGGCGGTGATCGCAGGCCCGGCGGCCATCGTCTACCTCATCAACCCGGCGGCGGGTGTAGTCGCCCTGGCGGCGACGGCGGCGGCTGAGTTGCTCATCCCAAACGGAACCGAGGAGCACGTCAGGGAGGCACGGCGCGATGTCGTCGCTACGCTAGAAGATGAGAACTCGACGGAGCCTCTCCCGGCTCGGCTCCAGCGCCTAAAGGATGAGATGGAGCAGGGCGAATCAGCCTTCCTCAAGTTCCAGGAGTGGCTGGGCGATGTCCTTCTCTGGGCTGCTGTCATCGTCAGCCTCTCCGTCGCCTTTCAGCTGTGGCACTACTGGTACGGTAGCCGCAAGAGTAGAGGCCTGTCATCGCAGAGCCGGACCCCCGAACAAGGAGAGTAGGGCATGCCCAAAATGTTCAAGGACCGCTATGGGCGCACCAGGCTGTGCCTGAGTCATGAAGAGATCGACCGGATGCGCAAGAAGATCACGCGCCGAGGGCTGACACCCCGAGACGCTTGCGCCAAGGCCGGGCTACCTGTTACGTCATTCAGACGGTGGGCCTCAGGCGAAGCCTCGCCCGCACCCGACGCCTGGGTAAGCCTAAATCGGGTAGTTTCGCCTGAGGCCGGCGATAAGGGGGCGTAGTGCGGCGATCAGAGAAAGACCGCCTCCCGAGGGGGAGACGGGGACGGGGCGAGCCGTGGCCCGCCAACGGGCCGCTAGCGGCCCACGGCATCGCCTCGAAAACTCTCGGAAAACCTCTTGACTTACTGAGTCATCGGGTTTAAGGTAAAGGAGATGAGCAACCCCAACCCTGACATCCACATTCCCGAGCTGCTTAGCAGGGAGAAGCTGTGCCGACTGGCCAGCCTATTCAACGCGGCGGCTCTCAACTGCTTGGGAGGCCTGGAGGAACTGGAGAGGCAGGTGAAGACCCACCTCGATCCGAGCTGCCTTGATGACCTCTCGGGGCTGGCGAGCGACCTCGACGAGAAGGTTGGCGACCGGAGCATACCGGAGGCCATCGAACACTCTGCGCGGAACTGGGCTCAAACACTGAGCATGGCCAACATGGCCTGCCATGGAACCTGCCTTATCTGGAGTAAGGGAGGTGAGCCCCGACACGCCGCCGAGGTAGCTGCGGTACTCCAGCACTCCGACTACCCGATCATGGCTTCGCAGATCGAGGTGTCTACGAAGCGCAGCGAGATCGCTGGCCCCGTAGATCTGCTGATGGCGATGACCACCCTGATTGACTTCAAGGGCCGCAACTGGGGTAAGATCCTCGGCGAGGAGATGAAGATCGACTTCCTGGGGTCGTGCGATGCGATCATGGAACTCGCGCGCGCCTGGGAGCGCGACCGCAAGGATGAGATCGACCGACTGAATAAGGAGATGGAAGCGTGAAGCCTACCCGCACCAAGGCTAGGGCGAAGGCGCACAGCCTCACCATGCTGAAGGTGGAAACCGCCTTCTGGATCGGGCTGCTCACTTTCGCAGCCGCGATGATGTAAAACCCACCGTGTGACCAGCGGCGGTCGTCGCAACCAAGAGAAGATCTCCGATGGGGAGGAACGACTCACGGTAACGGCGACCGCCGCGCTTCCATACTGGAGGAACCCCATGTCGATAGATAGCGACCCGCTCAAATCAGAGGATAGCGGAGACGCCGCCGCTAGACGCGCACGAACCCGCAGGAGCGTCTACAAGTACCGTGAGTCCAAGGAGCAGATCTACCTGCTAGTAGACAAGGGTGATCGTGCTAGGCTCCACGCCATCGTGCGTAAGCACAGAGGTCACGACTCCATCCAGGGGTACCTGCTCCAGATCTGCGAAAACCTCCTAGACATCTACGGGTCGGAGTAGGCTAGACCTCTAGCTCTACGCTAACCGCAGCGCTCAGGTCGGCGCTGTTGACGCGAGGGAGGTCCGGAGGACATTTGGCCGGATCTCCGTTATAGAACCTACGGCCTTCCGCGCCATCCACGGCGTAGACGATGCCACCGCTCGTCGCGTCGACCACCCGGCATTTCTTGACCAGTGAGGGCAGCATCGCGTGGCGATCGCACAGCCCGTCATCAATAGGGCCTCCGGCCTCGCACGACCACCGCCCGTCGGCAATCGGCGTTGCTTGGACGCAGTTGCGGCAATGCGGAGGGGGGATCTCCTCGCCGTGGCAGATCGAGTGCGCCGAGCACCAGCGGCACTCAAACCACTTGGGATCTTCGCTGATCTTGGGCAGAGGATCGTGGCTGTAGATCACGGCCTTGGCTACATCGAGGCAGGCCAGTGATGCCTTCTCGTCGTACTTCACGCGCTCGATGTAAAGCTCGTCGGTGTCCTTGTTCGCGCTCACGTAGAGCGCGCGAGTCAGCCCGGCCCATCTCATGTAGGTCTGCATCTGAGCGTAGTGGGCTGGCACCGCCTTGGCTACCCCATGCTTCTCCAGGGATCTCCAGTAGCTCGCCTTGGAGGTCTTGATCTCCAGCAGGTGAGGGATGTCGGGATATCCGGGTACGCCCCAGACCACGCCATCAATGCTTCCGCTGAAGTGTCCGTCGGTCTCAGGTTCAGGAAACCACTTCTGCGACTTCCCTACTTTCATTCCAGCGGCCTCCAAGTCCTCGATGATCCGAGGCTCCTGGAGATGACCGGTCGCGAATACCCGGATGATTCTGCCGCTGAACTGAGAGGTGTGGCATCGCCTGAACGAGTACCACAGCTCGCGGCTACAGGACTTACCGATCTGCGATGCCCCCAGGTGAGTGCGAGGCTTACTTTCAGCCTCACGCTTCTCCAGCGCTTGGTAGACCGCTGCGACGATTCCGGTCGCGCAGCGTGACTTCTTGGGTAGTTTTGCCATGCTTACAAGGTAGCCGGTTGGGTCGGAAGTTTCAAGCATTTTTGCTTGGCATTTCTGCCACGGGCCGCTACCTTGTAGGGGAGGGCTGCGAGCCCAGACCCAACCAACCAACACAATGGCATTCGACCTGAACTCAATCCGAACCACAGGGAGCGCGGCCCTGCCGCCTCGCCTGGTCATCCACGGGCCTCACGGTGTAGGCAAATCGACCTTCGCCTCCCAGGCCCCTAACCCCATCTTCGTGCCCACCGAGGACGGGCTCGACGCTATCCCGGTCTCGGCCTTTCCTCTCTGCAAGGTGTACGCCGAGGTACTGGACGCGCTTAGATCGCTGGCCTCGGGCGACCACGACTACCAGACCGTCGTGCTGGACTCGGCGGACTGGCTGGAGTCGCTCATCTGGGCGCACACCGCCAAGGTGAACGGCCATGAGACCATCGAGGACTTCGGGTACGGCAAGGGCTACGTCCTGGCCCTGGAGCACTGGCGCAAGATCCTGTCGGCTCTCGACTACCTGCGCACGGAGCGGAGGATGGGCAGCATCATCATCTGCCACACGGAGATCAAGCGGTTTGACTCTCCCGAGAGCGACCCCTACGACCGCTACCAGCTCAAGCTGAACGCTCGGGCCTCAGGGGTGGTCCAGGAGTGGGCCGACATCGTAGGCTTCGCGAACCACCGAGTGGTGGTCAAGGAGACCGACGCTGGATTCAACAAGAAGACTCGACGCGGGGTGTCCACCGGACAGCGCATGCTCCACCTCACGGAACGGGCAGCCTTCCAAGCCAAGTCGCGCTACGAGCTTCCTGAGAGCATCATGCTGTCCTGGAGCGACTACGCCAAGGAACTCACCGCCGCCATCAACTCGGTGCGCGGCACTAACCAACCGACACAAGAAACGACTGAATCATGAAACTCCCCACCGCGTTCGACGCGAACACCCACGACCCGGCTGACAACTACGACCCCTTGCCTGCTGGCAAGTACGAGGTCGAGATCATCGAGTCCGAGATGAAGACCACGAAGAACGGCCTCGGCCAGTACCTCCAGCTCACGCTGGAAGTCCAGACCGGGGAGTTCAAGGGGCGACGAGTCTGGGACCGGCTGAACCTCGTGAACCCGAATCAGGCGGCGGTAGACATCGCCAACCGCACCCTGTCGCAGATCTGCCGCGCTTGCGGCGAGATGAACGTCACCGACTCGGAGCAACTCCACTACCGCCGGATCGGGTGCAAGCTCAAGGTGCGGAAGGCCACGCCTGAGTTCGACGCCTCCAACGATGTGGCGGGATACTTCGCCGTGTCCGCGACCGCCCCGGCTGCCTCCGGTACCGGCACCACGGCTGGCTCGGACGAGCCTCCCTTCTAGAACCACCGACCGGAGCTGAGGGTCCCGGTGGCAGAAAGCCGAGCAAGGCGGCAACCCTCACTACAACCATGCCCAAGAAAAGACCTGAAATGCTTACCATCATGCGGTACCGGGAGTCGGTTACTGCGGCTCAGCGGTGGTGCCAGCGATGCGATCTGCTAGAGCTGGCGTACCGCACCAAGCTGAACTTCCACTGGCTCGCTCGGTTCGCTCGCGGCGAAGTCCCTGACCCCAAGATCAGCAAGCTCCACGCGATCATCGCGGACATGAAGAAGAACGATGCATGACCAGCGTAATGAGCAACTCCCTCTACTGGAATACGCGATCTCATACGCATCAAGGGGCTGGCGGGTGCTGCCAGTATTTCCCGTCGATGACTACGGGGTGTGCACCTGCGCCAAGCGTAGCCGATGCGCCTCGGCTGGTAAGCACCCGCTGAACCGCAACGGATCGACCGGCGCTACGACAGATCTAGACACCATCCGTGACTGGTGGAATAAGCACCCTACGGCGAACATCGGAGTAGCCACGGGCCGAGCGTCGAATCTGGTCGTCCTTGACGTAGACCCCAGGAACGGCGGTCTAGAAACCATCTACAAGGTAGCGCCTGATCTGGTAGCTCAGATGCAGGACAAGTCCGTCGACTCGCCTGTATGCGATACGGGAGGAGGCGGCTTCCATGTCTTCTACCGGTACCCTGGCTTTGAGGCGTCCAGTAGAGTCCTGGGTCCAGGCTTGGACTTCAAGAGCGACGGCGGCTATGTGGTCGCTGCTCCATCGCGTCACGCCAGCCTGAGGCTCTACGAGTGGTCCGACAAAGGCGAGCCTACGGGCAACGGATCACCGCCTCCTCGGTGGCTAGCACGCCTGCTGGGGGGCGAAGAATCTGCGGCTGCGTCCAACGGGGCTGCGCCGCCGGAGGCTCCTCCAGGCCTCAATGCTGGCGACGGCCTGACGGAGAGGCAGGTGGTGGAGCTGACGGAAGCTCTCAACCGGATCAGCAGCGATGACCGCAGCGTGTGGATCAGGGTCGGGATGGCTATTCATTCCGCCGATCCCGGCACGAGGGGGTACCGGATCTGGGACACCTGGGCTCAGCTCTCCCATAAGTACGACGCGGCGGACAGCGCGAGAGTGTGGGGGTCGTTCAAGAACGACCGCAGTAACGCGGTCACGCTGGCCACGGTGTACGGAATGGCTAAAGCCACCCGGGAGCCGCCTGTAGCGGACGGCGCAGCCTCAGCCGCGCACATCTCCACGGTCAAGGTGAAGCGCGTTAGCGGCGCGTCGAAGAAGATCCCGGATTATCTGCTGCGACCTCCCGGAATCCTTTCCGACATCGCGGACTACATCACGAGTACGGCGGTGAGACCCCAGCCTGTTCTGGCCGTCAACGCGGCCATGTCGCTGGCGGCTACGGTGTGCGGCAGGCATTACGACACAGAGACGGGCCTGCGCACCAACCTCTATCTGGTGGGCACAGGGCCTACCGGATGCGGGAAGAATCACCCGCGTAGCGCCGTGAAGCGGATCCTCCACGCCGCTGATCTAGACGACCTCATCGGCGGCGAGGAGCTGGCCAGCGGACAGGCCATCCTTACCAGGGTGTGGATGTCGCCTAGCGTGCTGTTTCAGCTCGACGAGTTCGGGATGCTCATGGAGGCCGTACAGAACCCGAATAGCGGCGGCCATGTGGCGGCGATCATGAGCATCTTCATGAAGCTGTTTAGCTCAGCCAGCGACGTCTACATCGGAACTGAGTACGCTGATCAGGACAAGAGGCCGCGAGTCGTCATCGAGTACCCGTGCGTAAACATCCACGCCACGACTACCCCTGAGACCTTCTACTCCGCGATGCGGAGCAAGCACATCCTCAGCGGATACTTGAACCGGCTGCTGGTCATTCCGACTGATCTGATGAGGCCCGAGAAGGCGACTCCCGGCGACACGACCGTACCTCGCAAGATCCTAGACTGGATTCGTGTAGCCCGTCATCCGAAGGGCTCGGGCAACCTCCAGGCCGTGAACCCGGCAGCGCCCTACACGGTCAGCAAGACCCCCGAGGCCGGGGCAATGTTCGACCAGTTCGACGCCGAGATCGGCAACCTCATGAGCGACACGCGAGGGACCGGGATGGAGGCGCTATGGAACCGAGCCTGGGAGCACGCCGACAAGCTGGCCCTGGTAGCTGCGGTAGCAACCGATCCCCGCGATCCCAGGATTGACTCGGCCTGCGCCAAGTACGCCATCGATCTAGTGAAGTGGTCGGTGGGGCGACTCACGGAGTCCGTAAACCTGGTCGTAGCGGACTCGCCGTTCGACGCGAAGGTGAAGGCGGTCTACTCTGTAATCGCCCAGTCGGGCGAGCGCGGCCTGACCCTGAGGGATCTCGGTCGAGTGACCTGCTACCGGAAGCTGACCCCGAAGGAGCGGGCCGAGGTGCTCCAGGTTCTCATCGACGGGCAGGACATCTCCCTAGTAGAGATGGGCACGACGGCTGCCGGAGGCCGCTCGCGCACCGCCTACGTCGCCCTGGAGCACCATGACTGACGCGGAGGTTTCGTCACGCCCGGCGAGGTTTCGTCACAACGAAATGACGAAACCTCGTTGGCGTAACCTAAGGGCAGGCCGAGCCTTGCGCTGGTCGGGGTAGGTTTCGTCACAGAATGAAGGGGGTGTGCCCTCCGCCCTTCCCTGACCCCCGGAATCACGGGTGGGGGGACACCCCCTGTTTCTGTGCCAAAACCACCCCTCTCTGAAAAAAGAAAAGAGTAAGTCCAGGGAACCTCCGAGCTTAGGGGGCTACAACGCGCTGGAGGTTTCGTCATTTGGTCGTGCCAAAACTGTGACGAAACCCCCTTATCTGTGACGAAACCTCCCGCTGATCGGCTGATCTTACCGGGACATCTGTGACGAAACTCCCGCTAGCCTTGACTGACTCTGCGGCCACAGGTACCGTCGATTTATGACCCGTGATCGTTTCGCTTACCACTCAGCCCTGAGCCCCGAGTACGAGGGACTGGAGCCTCTCGATTGGTTCGAACTGGACGGCTGCTCAGCCTACGCGCACGACATGACTGAGGGTGTGCCGTCCGTGTTCACGGCCTCCGATGTAACGCTGATCTACGCGGAACCTCCTTGGAGGCACGGGGCGGTGCGGTTCTACGAGCGTATCGGTAAGCCTCCCACCGAGTGGAACCGGCTGGCCGATTCGATGGTAGCCTTGGTGGAGGCGGGTCGCGCACACAACATCCCGGTCATGATGACGGCGGGGCGAGGTCGACCCTGGTCTTTCCTGCCTGCCGCGGATGCGGTCGCGGATACCGTGATCTCCGGAGCGCCCGGTAAGCTCTATGCTTGGGGGACTACGATTCCAGTCGATAGCATGACTCACCGCGAAAGACTTAACTTCGTCATCGACAAGGCCGGGCGTAAGATGGCTAACGCTTACTGCGGGTACGGCTACTATCCGCTGAGGGCGTACGCTGAGCGTGGCACCAGGTTTATAGCTTCGGACATTAACCCCAAATGCATCGCCTACATCCACAAGAGAATGATCGAGCTGACGACCGGTTCACCTCACGCCTGAACACGAGGGAGGACGCGCTGTGGTCAAGTTTGCCGATACAGCAATGCTCGATCTGTGGCTGCCGTATCCGCCCTCGGCCAACCTCATCTGGAGGGCTGTTCCTAAGAGGGGAGTGCTTCTGTCAAAGGTCGGCAGACAATACCGAAAGAGGGCCCTCGACGCGATCAGCTCATCGCTCAGCATCGAGCTAGGGTACGACTACACCGAGCCGATCTTCCACGCCGACACGAGGCTAGCTGTAGTCCTGGAGGCGTTCCCTCCCGACCGTCGAGCCCGGCGTGATATCGACAACATCCCCAAGGCCATCCATGACGCGCTAACGATAGCTCAAGTGTGGGATGACGACAGTCAAGTTGACTGGCTCACGATCCGCAGAAGGGAGGTTGTGCGGTCGTCAGACCCAGCCGTGAAGGGAGC